TTACGTCACCAGTGAAGGGGCTTACGTAACTCATGAGTCATTCGCAATCGCTTGGCGATCAGCAAGACGCAACTTATCCTCAGCCATAAGCGTGTCCATGATCAGTTTGTATTGCCCCTGCCACATAGGGATGCGCTCGTCATTCTTAAGGAACGGCATAGCCTGAAGCAAGGAACCATAAAGCAACGCTTGGGGAGCGTAGATGGTAAACCAATTGGTTTGGTTGGAGCTGTCCAAAGGCTGAACACGCTCGTAGTACAGAACTTCAAACGCATAAGCTTGGTCAGGCGTAGGGGCTATGAGCCAATTGGAATAGTCGTAGTCAGCATAGTAGACAGGGGTGCCTGTCGCGGTAGGAGAGGGCCAATACTCCCTCAGATACTCATACCTGCGATTGAGAACTGGCTGGCGCGATCCACCAACTGTGATGTTCATCGACACCGTTTTGTGCCAACGAGATGGCTTGGCAATCGTAGAAGTCCCAATCACCATGTTGCTGGTGTTGACCGTCAAGTTACCCAAAAACTTGATCTGAGAGGCAATAACCTGCTCAGCAAGCATGATAAACAAGGGAATCTTGTCGATTGTAGCGGTGTCAGTACGCTCCAGATAAGACTGGATGTTTTCGACCAAGCTGTCATAGGTCATAACACTTGCAGTCGCCATGCGTTCACCTCTTAAATTCGTTGTGGCATTTTAATCTGCCTTTTCAATTAAAACAAGGCGCATTCAGCCGCTCGGCGCTTTGTTAAGCCAGCCAGAACCTTACCGCCGCCTTTGTTCCAAAGCATGAGCTGTTCTTTAGCCCCTTCCCAGTCCTGAGCGTTAATTTTACGTTTAAGGGTGGAGGTTTGCAGACGCCCAACGCCGAGGTTGTAGACAAAATCCACGGCTCCGTTGCACTTGCGCTCATCGGTTGCCAAGATGGGGCAGTGCCGTAGGACGCCGGGCAGGTACGTATGCTCCAACTCAAACATCAAAAGCGCCCTAGCCGTTGGCTCATCCATCGAGGCGTCCTCAAGGGTTACCTTGCGCCCATCAGCGTAGTAAGTAGACCCATAGCCTATCGTAGCGACGTTGGCTGGGCATAGGTACGGCCTAGCCCGATAGCCCTCGAATTGACGACACAGTGCGGCGGCTAGTTCTAGGTTCATAACCCACGCTGTTTCAAAGTTCTATCAAGGAACCAATAGTTAATTGTTCCAGCCAAAAGTGCCGAGAAGTCAGGCGACATCATCATCTTGAAGACTTCCATAGGAGAAGCGCCTGCAAGCCATGAGTTCCAACCAAACCACAGATGCACAAAAGACCAGACCAAGAGAATCCAGTAGGTTACGACAGGACGAACAGATGCAGACAAACTTGCCGCCCAACCACCTGCGGCTTTTACCATTGTGGCTTGTTGTTCTATGGCAGACTGAAAAGCATCCATGACTCCTACATCAACTGCCGCCTCCCGTTGTGCCCCAATCTCAGCCAACTTCTGCTGACCGCGCAGTGTCTCTAATTCACACTGGCGCGTAAACATTAACAATTCATGCTGGCGCTCGTTCTTCTTGTCAAAGAACTTAAGAACTTCTGGAGCCAAGCGGAAAATACCACCTAGTGCCCCACCCAATATTCCGCCAAATACTTCAAACATAATTAGTCCTTACAAGTTTTTGATTTGTCATCATTTTGCATGAGTTTGATACCAGACAGGAACCCAATCATGCCGCCTATAAGAGTAGAAAAAGCGGGTGAAATCATTTTGAAAATCTCTGCGTTGTCCACTTCCTTCGCCCACAGACCCAACATAAAGCTGACCACCATGGCCAATACGGAGATACATAGGGTTGTGCTTACCATAAGGGTGACCCACAACGTCAGCTTTTCCTTTGTTTCTATCTGAGGTTTCTTGACCTGTCTGGGTATCGGTTTTCTGGTCATACAAGTTTGTCAATTTGGCGTTTAAGGTTTGTGATGTCAATGTTCAGCGTTATCTGACGCATCCTGTATTCATAAATCTCATACTCATATTGGTGAAACTTCTTCACCTGTTGGTCAATCTGTACCTGCACAGCCCTCTCAGCGTCTAACCTTTCCACCCGTTTGGCAAACACTTCTGATTGCATTGGTGGATTTGGTTGCACCACTGGATACCATTTGTCGTAACTGATCTTCACTTCTTTTCCCGATCAAGCGCATCTTTGTACCCATGAACGACCTTACCCCTAAGCTCCGCTGAATCCGCTGAACCCGCCCACTCGGACAGATTGTTCCAAATGACCACCAAGTCTTGGCTTCTGCAAAACCGCACATTGTTTGTTAACCACATTGACATCTGTTGATGTCGCTCTGAAGGGTTGTGGATGGTGTACGCTATTCCGTAGAACTCGCGCACATAACAACCATTTTTGGCTACGGCTCCAGCCAAAACTAATAGCAGTAACAGAATGAGCCAACGCATTTATCACACCAAACTCCATACAATTATGTACGTGCCATAAATGACAAAGGCAACTAGAAGAGTCGCCGCAATAAATGCTTCGACCCAATCCCACATGCTATAGCCCCAAAACCTTTTTGAGGAGCTCGCCAGCGACGCCCGGCCCGAACAGAACGCACACGATTACCCCATACAAGAGGTACTCAATCTTGGTCATGCGCTTATCCCCAGCTCGCAAAGAGCGATCTATGCTGTTATAGCGCTCCGTGCAGATGGCTTCATGCACGGCAAGCTTGGTCTCAGTTGCCTGATCCATCTTCAACCTTGGGGGCTTCAGCTTCTGGAGGCTTTGCCGCGTCCTGAATTGCTTGAATCAGGTGAAAGACTTCTTGATAGGGGCGTGTACCCAAGTAGCCCAAAATTTGGTTTGCTGTTTCGATAGGTAGTTGCAGTTTCATAGTTTTTCCTTTTAGTTAACGAAATTTATTTACAGGCAAAGAAGTAAGAACAGGATCAACGCCTTCAGGAATCATGCTTGGGTCAATAATGTCCATCGTGTTTATGTCTCTCAAAGCATGAATGCAATATGCAACAGTATTGTCTTCAAGAGCCATCAGCTCATGGTATTTGTCTTTATGGATATAAATCATGTGAGGAGCTTTGAACTCCGTAACAACTCCATCAACTGTCACTTTTAAAGCGCCTGACGCAAGTAGCGTTAGATGATCAAATTGGTGAACGTGACCATTTTCTGTGTCGCCTTTTTTTTTAAAATGCATCATTAAGCTGTATAAGTTAGCTACACAGCCAATTTTTACTTCAGGTTTATTCATAATTTTGTGATTGGAATTGTTACTTCTGGGTTGGGGTTGATGAATTCGCCATTTTGATAAAGCCACCCAATACCAGCTTTACCATCATCTTCGACCAAATTCGGCATAAAGTCCAATGAATCAACAATAATTGAATTCACCACTACACCATCTTCAATAACGTGTGCTCTCACAATTTCTCCTTAGTACTCAATGATCACAACGCCAACCGCGCCAGCCGCACCAGCCCTGCTACTACCAGCGCCGCCACCTGCGCCGCCACCATACGCGCCCCCAGCCTCACCGTTGCTAGTAGCATTTACACCACCTTTGCCACCACCACCATAAATTGAGCTACCACCAACTCCTCCTTGGCGCTCACTTGCACCCAAAACGCAAGTACCTGCTCCGCCTTTCATATTTGCGGCTCCACCACTTCCAATGCCACCAGCGCCTCCCATTTGATTTGCTGGGCCGCCATCACCCCCAGTAGCTTGTACTGTAGTAATAGATTGAGTACCAGAAGAAACGCTAGATGTGCCTCCGGTATTGCCGCCGACAGTTCCTCCCGCGCCTACTGTAACGGTAAGCGTGTTGCCGGGCGTCAACCCTGTAAAGTATTGAATTGCGGCTCCACCTCCACCGCCGCCGCCAAAACCGCCACCTTTAGAGCCATTTCTAGACCCACCGCCACCACCAACAACAGTAACTTTAATTGTTGTTTTTCCTGATGGAATAGTAAAAGTTGTGGAAGATGTGTAAACAACCATAGCAGAAGCGCCACCACCACCTGCTGTTGCCCAAGTAGGTGCCGCGCTTGCGCCGCCAGATGTTAACACTTGACCTGCTGTGCCGTATGTTGCACCGCCAATACCAAATTGACCTGATGGGCCGATCAAAAATCGAGTTGTGCTGACAGTTTGTAATGCGATTGATCCAACAGACGCATATCCCGCGTTAATGTATCCAATTCCACCTGCATCACTACTTAGATTCAAACCATTGGCATCTGCATTTGCGCTTTTAATTCTCAACGTCCCAGCTATTTCTGCTTTTTGCGTGGGAGCTGTAACGCCAATACCTACATTGCCATCTGTATCAACGATAAATCGAGCCAACCCGTTGTTATCTGCGATAAAAAGTGAAGGGCCAGAATTAGAAGCGCCATCTTGGATGTAAATACCGCCAACGCTACCAGAGGTATTTTGTTGCACATACAAACCATAACTTCCCGCCGTGGGTTGCGTTATTGATGTTGTTGAACCTGTGCTAATGTGAGTTTTAAAGTTAGGCGAACTTGTACTAATACCTACATTGCCTGCGGCTGTTGCGCGAATACGCTCAACTCCATTAGTTGTAACAACCAATGGGTACCCACCAGACACCGTGAGATAGCCTACGCCCGAAACAACGCCTTGCCCATTTGTTGATCCGCTAGTATTTACGCCTATATAGGTTGCCGCAATCCCGCTTGCGCCTGCGAGAATGTAGGTATCAGTGCCGCTTGCAGGATTTAATACAAGTTGAGATGTGCCGTTAAATGTTAAAACAGAATTAGTCGCCAATGCACTTGACGATGATGCGTAAACTAAACCACCAGAAGAAAACGACGTAAGGTTTGTACCGCCGTTAGCTGTACCTAGCGTACCTGCAAGCGTGATCGTTCCAGATGATGTAATTGGGCCCCCTGAAGTGGTTAAACCTGTTGTACCGCCTGATACCGCAACGCTAGATACAGTGGCTCCAGTTGAACTATTGGATGCTAACAAAGTCACAACGCCTGCGCTGTTCTTTGCGTACAGCTTCATGTCAGCAATGTTGAGCGCGAGTTCTCCGTTGGCAAGGTTACCAGACGAAGGAACAGCCGACGCAGTGCTACTGAAGTAAAGTGAAATGGGCGTAAAGCCTGCTTGTGCCATTAGAATGTACCCCCGAAGATGCCAGTCGTGGCGTTCAATGTTGTAAATGCACCAGTTGATGTTGTTGTCGCACCAATCGATGTGCCGTTAATTGTCCCACCAGTTATCGCAACAGTACCTGCATTTTGCGTGGACATTGTACCTAAGCCAGTAATCGCCGTGTTAGGGATCGTGGTCGATGCGGAGACAGCGCTTGTGCCGTTGCCAAACAGATAGCCAGATAGGGTGGTTGCGCCTGTACCACCGTTTGCCACATTCAATGTGCCAGCAAGGGTGATCGTGCCCGTTACGGTGACTGGGCCACCAGATGTTGTGAGTCCAGTCGTACCGCCAGACACATCCACGCTTTGCACCGTACCACCAGCGGCGGGGGTTGCAGAGATCGTGATGCCACCAGCAGTGTTTGAGATGCTGACATTTGTACCAGCGGTCAAAGTGGCTAGGGAGTAGCCAGACCCGTTACCGATAGCCAACTGACCGTTGGATGGCGTAGCTGTTAACCCTGTACCACCGTAAGCAACGCCAATAGTTGTACCGTTCCACGTTCCCGCTGTCAACGTACCCACACCAGTAATTCCAGTGTAGGAGCCGCTGATTCGACCTGTAGGAAGCGTTCCAGAGGTGATGTTGGCGGCGTTGGTTGTGTCAGTCGTTGCAGAAGCGGCAAGACCTGATACGGCGCCTGCGGCAATTGCGATAGATGTGTTGGTGACAGATGTCACGCGACCGTAGGTATCGACGGCGAACACAGGAACCTGTGATGCAGAGCCGTAGGTAGCCGCAATGACACCTGACGTACCCAAGGCTATGGTGATCGGCGCGGAGCCGTCATAGCTCGTTCCTGTCAGCCCTGTGCCTATTGTCAAGGCGTTGGGATTGACGGCGGTGATTGTTCCAGACGCACCCAAAGCGATGGATGTGCCGTTAACCGTTACCGCGCTGTTCGCCAACTGTGCGTTCGTTACAGCTCCAGATGTGATCTGGTTGGCGTTAATCGCAATCGCTGTGTCGCTGGCACTGGTAATCTGACCTTGTGCGTTGATCGCCAAAGTGGGAACTTGAGAGGCAGTTCCGTAAGAGGCGGCGGTAACACCAGTATTGGTAATACTGAAAGTTGTACCAGACAACGTAAGACCAGTTCCTGCGCTGTAGATTTGCGCAGAGCTGATTTGAGCGAACGTAATGTTTGTTGTGCCGAATACAATAACGCCAGAAGTGTTGCAGGTGTAGGTTTCGCCAGCACCAGTTGCGCCTTGTTGAACAAAGAAAGTTGAACCTTCACCTAGCGTTGATGCACTAGTAAGTCCATACGTGTCGGTATCGGAAGAACGAGTTAAAACCCAATTCGTTGAAACAGAACCTACGCTAGTCACCACATAGACGCCGTTTTGAGTGGCGTTTGTTTGGGTATAAATCAGTACTCGGTCACTGACAGAAAGAGTGACTCCATCAATTACCAAAGCGGCTTGTGCACCTGCGTTGGTCAATGTAGCGCCAACACCGACTCCAGCCCCGCCCGGTTGGTTGTAGGTCGCAGTAAGCGGAGTTGGAGACTCAACGCGCACTGGCGCATGGAAGTGTATGCCAGACGCCACAAGACCGTCTACGTATTGCTTGTTGGCAATGTCCGTCGCGGCAGTTGGTGCAGTGGTAACCGTGCCAGTCGTCGTAGCTAATGCTGTGAACGTACCAGCCGCGGGAGTTGATGCTCCAACGGTTGTTCCGTTGATTGTTCCACCAGTGATCGCTACAGCAGTTGCATTTTGGGTGGACATAGTACCAAGACCAGAAACCTGCGTATTAGCAATCGCAATATTTGTATCAGCCAAAGCTGTTAAGCGACCTTGCGCATCAACAGTAGCGGTTAGGGTTTTAGACGCCGCGCCATAAGCACCTGCTGTCACAGCAGTGTTGGCAAGGTTGATCGTTGTTGCAGTCGAGCCGTTAAATGAGCCAGCGCTCATGCCAGTGCCAAAGGTCAAGGCATTTGTTGTGTTTGATGTGATAGTGCCTGAAGCGCCAAGAGCAACAGATACACCATTAAAGGTAACTGAGCTGTTGGCTAACTGAGCGTTGGTGACTGATCCAGACAAGTCAGTAGTTGGAACAGTAGCCGAAGCTGTCATGGCAGATGTGCCATTTCCTTTGACGTAACCAGTCAAAGATCCTGTACCAGTACCGCCGTTGGATACGTTAAGCGTACCACCCAAAACAACCACGCCACCAGTAGCCGAGGAAGGAGTGAAACCTGTGCCACCAGCAGAGAAAGACGTTACGCCACCAACCAGTGAGAATTGATTCCACGAGCCAGATGCAAAACCGTCAAAGGTCTGTGTGTCAGTATTGAAACGGAACTGACCTGCAATGCCTGCGGGTTGCTGAGCGGTTGTGCCTTTGGGAAGGACGACCCCGCCAGTGCCGGGCAACTGCGCATCCGCGGCAATCGCAAAAGTTGGGTTACCTGACGCGCCATTACCATTTGCAATTGTGATCTGGTTTGCCGTGCCAGTAAGGTCACGACCAGCAACGGAAGTTCCGCCGCTGACCATCGCCAACATGCCAGTACCAGAAAGGTTAGCTACAGCCGCCGCTACGCCAGTTAATTCAAGTGTTGGGTTAGCACCAGTACCATCGGCATTTAAAACCTGTAAGCCAGCGCCTGTAGCGGCTATGGAGCGGTTAACCAAAGAACCTGCACCGTTCTTGACGACAATGCCGCCACCAAGTGCATTCAATTCGGAAACTGCGCCAGTCAGCGCAATTTGATAGAAAGACTGAGCACCACCATCCACCAAGGTAACGCCAGTGTTGGTAGATAAGTAACGACTGTTTGCCAGTGTTGGCTCTTGGTTCTTTGTTAAGAATGTTGCCGTTAGTGCAGGAGACGCGGCGATAGCACCTGTCGTAGTCTGTACGGTCTGACCGTTCTGAACGATAGGAACAGATTCTGTACCAGTAATCGCACCAGCGGCAGGTAATTGTGTGATCGTTACTTGTGCGGACATATTATGGGCTCAGTTGGTCTAGGTTACCGTTGTTCTCAGGATCCTGATCGTTACCTTCGGTCGAGATGATAAAGCTACCACCAGTGATACCGTTTTGGGTAGTGACAATGTTGTTGTCATTGGCGGCAACGCTCACGTCAGGACGTGGGAATCTGATCGTTATTCTCTCAGTTTTACGGGCTGGAAGTCTATAGGGATCTTTCTCGTCTGCGCAGTTTTGCCCACAGACTTGGAGGCCGGGGAAATTGGGGTCAGGTCTCATCTCGTCGTGAGCGCGCTTCATCCTACATCTATCGCAAATTGCAATAGAAAGAGTAGCGTTTCCACGAGTATCGAGAAAGGTTGGCATTATCTTGTGTACACCGAGATGTTAGGCGCCAGATAGATTGGGCTACGATCACGCTCTTCCTGCTCAACTTGGTTCAGGTACTTCTCGGCTTGACCTTCAAGGTATTGGATGCGCGCCATATCGACGCCGGGCAACTCAAGCGCCATCCGATGCGACAACATCATCAGCGTCGCCTCGTACCAACGAGTGGGGATGTACAGCTCGTTTGTCAGCGAACCCACGTCCATGATCTGTTTGCTGTACCACACAGTGATCTGCACGAATGGGTCACTGGGGACAGGCCACAAGTACAACGAGGGCAGTGGAATAGTGCGGTCAAACCAAAATTGAAAAGGTTGGTTTGATGTGAAGTTCTTGTTTGGCAGGTTTGTGTAGTCATCGCGGTTTAGGCGAGACATGGTGATCTCGGTGGAATTATTTCCAACGTAGAACTCACGCAAAGCCAAAGTAGTGCCACCAGAGGCGCGTACGCGGTAGTACTGCACGGCTTGGCCGGGGTTTATATCAGTCCAGATCCACTGGTTATCCGTCACAGCTACGGCGCCAAGGTTCTGAAGCGTCGTCCACGTGCTGTTATCAGTCGAATATTCGAGGGTCAGCGTCCATGTTGCGCTTCCACCCCCTGCTATGTACGGCAGGATACCGATGGAGCCAGCATAGATGTCTTGGTTTGTTCCAAAATTAGCTGAGATGTTGCCGTTCGCGCTTGTCTGTAAGCAAAACGTGTCTACGTCGTTGTCACCCACGTTGCCAACCGTACCACCCGCAGAGGACGTATAGCTCGCGCTAGGGCGACTCATGGTGCGATAGAGCACGTTTAGAGCGTCGTTTGCACCTGCGGGTAGGGTGTATATGTAATTGTTCGGAGAAACGCCCAAAACGATCTTATCAATGGCGAAATACTGGATCCCAATGTTGATCAGGTTCTGAAGCAAGAAGCTCAGCGACTGACGAGCGGACACAAGTTGCTCAGAGGTCAACTCTTCGGCTAGTTTGCCTGCACGTCTCGCACCATGATCAATCAGGGTTTGTACGTTAACTGTCTGACCGTATGTATCTGAGTACGCCATTTGTATTCCTTACCAGCCGGGGCAGTTCCACCGTTGCATCGATGCTCGCGATCTACTGCCCTTTTCGCTCTTTTCTGCTACTGCCCCCATTCTCGCGCAAAACGCATCTCTACGCGAGCCCCCTTGGGGTTGTGGAGCCTTTAAATTTGATCCTGTCTCACGGTTGTACTTGGCACGACCTTTGGCTGTCAAACCAGCACCCTTGTCGGCAGGTAGCTTCTCACCGCGACCGATTGCGAGGCTTGGGCCTCCATCCTTGTACTTCTTCTCAATAAACATCTTGTCAACCATCTTCATGCGCTGAGGCTTGGTTGTTACGTCATTGATGATATTGAGTCGCTCAGACTTTTTTTTGCCTGCCTCATAGAAGCCAGCCTTCTTTAAAGATTTGGCTATGGTTGCATTCTTTTTCATAATCAAAACCTGTACTTGGCTGTTTTCTGAGCAATCTTTTTAGGTTGCGCTACGAATTGTTTTCCTTCGGCTTTTCCTGCTCGTTTGGCTTTGGTCGTCGAAGCGTACTCAGAAGGGCTGAGGCTTTTGATCGCAGACTCTGGAAGGTATCTTTCACCAGTGACAAAAGATTTTTTACCACTTTTGGTTCTCCATTTTTGTTCGCCCCAAGCTTTCAATGATTGCTGAGGCTTTTTAATCACGATAACCACCACCCGCGGCTTTGTACCGCTTTGCCACAAGCTGAGCCTTCCTTGCGCTCCATTGACCTGCGCCTGTACCCTGCGTAGCCTCAGACTTAACCGCTGAGACGATGCGCTTTCTAAGCTCTGGCTTGGTGTAATTACCAGCCTCGTTTACCTTGCCACCGTCAGCCATCTTTTTGTCAGCACGTACAAATTCTTTCCCAACCTTTGTGGGAATGCCAACCTTTTTTGCAAACTTAGGGTTGTGCGCAACCGCGGCCATTAGTTTGTGTTGTGCTGGTGATTTGCTTGGCATGATTAACCGTAAAATTTAACCATCTCTAGGACGACGGTGTAGAAGTCACCATTAGTAGCATCAGCAGTGCTAAACAATACATCACCAGTTACGCCAGTGCCTGCGTTGTTAGTTAAACCGCCAAACTTTTCAAAATCCATTGTGTATTGAGAATTTTGTGGCACACACCAGCAAAATACATCTGTGGTTGCATCCCAATAAATCTGTACTTCCAAGCCATGCGTTGCGGCATGGATCTTTGTAATTGTTACTCTGGTACAAGTTTTGCCAGAAGCACTTGGTGTTAGCGCAGAAACATCTACCTTCAAAACTTTGCTTTCACCAGTACCGTCAGAAAGGTTGGTGAATTTCATGATTGCCATTCGCTCACCATCTAAGAGCGTTTGACTTGCGACTGCATCAGCCATGATCTATTCCTTAAATTAAAAGTGGGAGCCGAAGCCCCCACTTAGGTTCAGCACTTTACTGATCCACCACGTTTCTTCGCAGGAGTTACTGTCACGGACTTTTCAGTCTTGGTGACAGAGCCAGCAGGCTTTTCCTTGCTAGTAAACAGGCTCTTCGCACCCTCATATAGCTTGCTAGGAATGTTACGGATGGCTTTTGCCATGTCCATTTCACTCTCAGATGGGCCAATTGATTTGTCGTAAGCGCCTTTTGACAGGTCAGTTACTTTTCCGCCATCTTGATACTTCAGGTTGCTCTGGGCTTTCGCTTGCTTCATCGCTGTTGCGTTCTCAGCCTTGAAGGCAGATTGCTCTTTCTTCTGGGCTGGGGTCACACTGCCACCCTTTTTAAAGGTGCCTGATTGACGATCATTGCTGACAGGAGCAGATGGTTTCTTAGCTGGGTATGCTACGGCGCGACCGCTGTCGTTAACAGCTCCCCCCGTAGCGTAGTGCTTTTTTGTTGCACCGCCTTTTTTGTAACCACCGCCATTACCTAACTTGACATCACCTGTTGGGGCGCTGTTGTTGTCAGGAGTAGCTGTGACCATCTTGGTGTCGCGATATTTGCCGCCTTGACCTTCGGTGTTGATGATGCCATCTTTAGCGATAGCGCCACCCTTTTTGTAACCACCTTGACCATTGACAACACCGCCTGTGGCGTAACCGCCGGGCTTCGTTGACTTGGCAATACCACCAGTAGCTAGACCTTTATGACCTTTGCTTGCAGGCTTACCTTCGTGAGACTTCAGCTCTTTTTCAAGACCCTTCATCTTCGACATCTCAGCCTTGTGCGTAGCCTTAGACTCGCCGCCTTCTTTCATAGCGCCGCCCATACCCTTCATGCCCATCATAGCCGCACGACGTGCCGCCATAGAAGGACGCTTAGGACGAGCAACAGGCATCATGCCACCGCGAGCAGGCATAGCAGAAGCCATGGGAGTAGCCATAGGCGCACCCATCATTCCACCATCAGCCTTCTTCACGGATCCGCCTTTTTTGAGCTTTAACTCAACTGTTGGCTCAGTGGTCATCATTTTGACCATTGGTTTAAATTGACCCATGATTAACGCTCCTTCGCAACAAAGACGTAATCCACAGTCATTGTCTTTGCAACGGCTTCACCATTTTGAAGAGCGATTGACACAGTCATATCTTCGTCGTCAGGCAAGTTGGTGGTCACAGAAGTGCCCTTCACAACGCCGTTTACGGAGTATTGAATGCTTGATGCGCCATCGTAGTAAAAACCAAGACTAATAAATGTGTCGTTAGCCATAGTAGCCACGCTAGAGGTCGTAGTTGCTGTGCCGTTCTTCTCAACCAACAGGCTTACCGAAGTAGAGCCGTCTGCCTTGATAAAAAACACACCATCCGATACGTCAAGCGGGGTTGCATCGGTAATTTGAAGACCAATAACTACATCAGATTGAGTTGCGTCGCTAACCTTGAGGCGAGCCTCAAAGAAAAGCTCTTTGCCTGAAGCAAAGCGATATGACTCGCCTACTTTTTGCAAAGCAACAAGATCATCATCTGCGGCAGTGTTGGTGATCAAAAGTAAACCACCATCGCCGTCAGTCAAAGCCTGAGTAGCACCAGCCTGAGTCTCAGTTACAGTCCAATTTGCGGCTACATAGTAGTCAAAATCTTCATAGTAAGTGTGAAACTTTGTTGGTGCTGGCATTGTCAGATCAGCAAACGGTGAATCTTCCCCGACGTTTGTCACGCCATTTGGGAAACGGGTTACCAGTAAATTTGCCATTGTCTTTTCTCCTTAAAGCGCGGGGGGCGAACCCCCCACTTGGTTTTAGACGCCGGGTGTGCCGTACATTGCACGAGGATCAGTGAAGCCAACGTCGTAACGCTCTGTCGCCTTGTAGCGCATAGAGTCAGTTTCAAAGTCACCTTCCATGGTCTTCTCGAGCTTACGACGCATCATGAGCTTCATGCCTTCAGGAGCGTCGGTTTGCACCCAGAATGCTGATGCGTTGGTCAAACGTGACAACACAGCCGCGCCTTCGTCCAACAAACCGATGGACTTGACAGGGTTGATGTCGTTGTTTGCATTACCTGCGCGCAAGACGGATTTCAGGAGAACTTCAGCTTGGAAGACGTT